CCAAATTGCCCAACAATCCCCTGATCTAGCGAACCTTATTATTGACGGGAACGACGACGAAATGCTTCTTGGATTGATCCAGCAAGCGTTTCCAGACCTGTCGAGCAAACGCGCTAAGAAAGCGATCCGTGACATGCGGAAGACGGGGATGGCTGAAATCCCGCTTCCTCGCCAAACCGTTGATTGCCCAATTGTTTATTCGTGCGCCCCGGATGGAGAAGTGATCTTCCCACCGTATGTATCCGACCCTCAACGCGCTCCATATATCTTCTGGCGAACGTTCTTGACGGCTCAAGAGCTTGAGAAGAAAGTCACCAATGAAGGCTGGGATCGCAAATGGGTCGATCACGCTATCTCCAACCTGCGCGGCAAAGACTCCATGTATCTCGATGGCGAGAGCGTAAAAACCGTGACTCGTTTGCCAATCACTGACGACAATGACCTTGTTATGGTTGTCTATGGCTACCAACGTCTGATCGACGAGGAGGATGGTTCCGAGGGCATCTACTGCACCGTATTCCATCCCACTACTGATGGCTACGCAAAGCACGAGCTTCTCAATGGATACGATGACTACCCGTTCGTTGTGACGCGACTGGCTAATGACCAGAAGCGCATGTATGAGGTCCAGACGTTCTCCGACATCCTCCGTGGCCCTCAGATGCAGATCAAGACGGAACGTGATAGCCGGATCGACCGAGCTTCATTGGCCACCTTGCCGCCGCTGATGCACCCTGCTGGTCGCCCTCCATCCGATTGGGGTCCGGGCCGCCGTGTTCCATACCGTCGCCTTGGCGAGATCGCATGGGGACCAGTCCCACAAATGGATCAAGGTTCCATCGAATCTGAAATGTCAATGCGAGCGCAAGCAGACCGTGCTGTCGGCCTTGATCTTGCCAACCCGCTCACTGCTGCTCGTCAACAATTCTACATTGGCAAGTTCCTCGATCATGTCCGCGATGTCTTGACTATGGCGTGGAAGCTGTATCAACGCATGGGACCAGACGAGGTGTTCTTCCAAGTAACTGGCAACCCCAATCCGCAGACGATGACCAAGGGTAGCCCTGACGAGAACTTCAGCATCACTGTTTCCTTTGACTCATTGACCACCGATCCTGAGACTGCTGAGACGCAACTAAAGAACATGGTTTCGCTTGTTCAGCTTGATCGCAATGGCGTTCTGGATGTCAATAAGCTCCTTGAGTTCACGGCATCGAGTATCAACCCGATCTTTGCGGACTACGTGCTGCAACCAGTTGAAGAAGCCCAGCAAAAGGTCGCCAAGAACGTCACTGACGACCTTGCGAAGATATTTGCTGGTATTGAGGTTCCTGCCCAGCCAAACGGCGCACAGATCGCCATGCAGATGGTTCAAGCCTACGTCCAGCAGCCTGACGTTGCTCAACGCGCTCAGTCTGATGAGGCATTCGCTGGACGACTTCAGAAGTATGCCGGAGCTTACCAGTTCCAATTACAACAGGCGCAAAACGCTGAAATTGGGAAAATTGGAGTTGCCCCTGCTGAAATGGGCGGTATAAATCTTCAAGGCATGAATCAACAATGAGCGAGAAGCGATTCAAGAAGGTCGTCACCAACCCTGAAACGGGTCGCAAGAAAACCGTCAAGTATGGACAGAAAGGTGCTACTATTTCACCCGGCTCGGCCAAGGGCGATTCTTATTGCGCTCGCAGTGCCAAGATCAAGGGCGACTGGAAGTCTGATCCAAACTCGCCAAACAACCTGTCGAGGCGCCAATGGAAGTGCAGCGGAAGCACATCAATAAAATAACCTTATGAAAAGCAAAACAAATGGCTGCGGCCACAAGGAAGAAAAAGAATACGGCAAGGGCAAAAAAGGCAAAGGATACGTCGAGATTGAAATCAAGATGGGACGCATGCCGAAGAAGAAAGCTAAACGCAAGTAGTCCATGAAAAAGCCTAAAACAAAAGCAGCCAAGCAAGCCAAGGTGGCAAAGGTCATGGGTGAATACAAGGCTGGAACACTACACGCCGGAGTTAATCCTAAAGGCCCAAAGAAAGCCCCGCTAGCTAAGAGTCGCGCTCAAGCAACGGCAATTGCAATGAGCCAAGCAGGAATGTCCAAACGCAAGTAATATATATGACCCCACTACCAAAACCAACTATCCAGCAAGCAGTAGAATCGCTTTATGACCGAGACGAGTTTAAGGCGATTGTTCAATTCATCCATGACGAGCGTGAGCGGTTCTTTACCGATCTCCGTCAATGCGTTGAGACTAATGAAGTTATGAAGATCGTCGGAAGCGTTTCTACACTAGACGAACTACTGTCGTTGCTTACAGTTGAAAACAGTTGACATATATTTCAACTTGGGGCTTTAATCCCTGTGCGCTGGTGAATGTCTGACCACTGTAGTTAGCGTGTGTTTTGTGGGTTTGTGTCATACTAGAGGTCGTAGGGTTTTCGTTTTCCCTACGGCCTCTTTTTTGTGTCGATTTCCATACCTTGCTAAATTGCTTGACATACTAATGATTATGGTGTTGATTCTTTTTGAACACGCACCGCCGAGCGTAAATGGCGTTCTAAACAAACATTATGAGTAATCCAGAAGCTACCGCCGAAGCTATTGAATCGGTGTCTAATTTGTCATTCGAGGAGCTTGTGGCTCAACGTGTGGCCCGCCAAACCTCTCCAGAGGAAGATCCTGAAGAAGAGTCCGAGGAATCTACTGAAGCTGACGAAGAGCCTGCTAGTCTAGAAGACGAGGGATCGCCAGAATCGGAAGAAGAACCCGAAGATGAATCCGATGAGGAAGCCGAAGAAGAGTCCGAAATTGACCTGCTGTCTCTTACGACTGAGCAGATTCAATCTTTAGCCAAAAAAGGTAAAAGCCGATTGCTGCAACGCATTGGTGAGCTAACCGCTCAGAAAAAAGCCTTGGAGGAGAAGATTCAATCGCAACCTCAGTCGCAAGCCAAAGTTGTCCCTCAAGACGAAAATCCTTTCCGCGAAGTTGCTTCTTTTGAAGCCCTCAAAGGAAAGTATGACGAGCTTGAACGGACGCTTGAAACGACTGATGAAATCCTAGAGGAACATGAAGATTATGGTCCTGACGATATCATCGTAGTTGGCGACAAGGAGTTCAGCAAAAAGCAAATTCGGAAAGCAAACCGGAATGCCCGCGAAGCACTGACTAAATACATTCCCGCCCAGCAACAGCATCTTATCAAGATCGCCCAGTATGAGGAAATGTCCAAGCAGTATTCAGAGGCAGCTAAGAGCGAAGTCCCCGAAATCCAAGACGAAGAGTCCGAGATCGGGAAGAGCTACAAGGCACTGGTGTCGGACCCGTTGATCGACCGCATTAAAGCGCAAGTTCCAGAAATCGGATTCCAAATTGAATATATCTTGGCTCACGCCGCTCGTTCCCTTTACGGAAACAAGAAGATCAAGACGCAATCAGCGATGGGAAGTAAGTTGAAGGTAAATCCATCTTCGACCCCATATGGTGCTGGTGCAGCGAAGTCTTCTTCCCCCGCAAAGGCTAAGGTAGGAGATGCGTATAACCGCTTTGAAAGAAGTGGTAGCCCGGAAGAATGGATTGCTGCCAGAATCGCTAAATTCAAATAACTTCTAAATATCAAATATCATGCCAATTAGTGCTACTTATCAACCAAATGCGCCCCAAGCCAAGACTGGCAAGGGTTCCGCAATCTCCAACCGTGAGGATCTCAGCAACGAACTTGCTATCCTTGCTCCAGAAGAAACCCCAATCCTGTCGCTTTGCTCCAAAGGCAAGGCAGCTTCGACGTTCACCGAGTGGACCGTTGATTCCCTCGCATCCCCAGTTACGACTGGTATTTCCGAAGGTTCCGACGTTACCTCGTTCAGCGACAAGTTTGCTGACCGCGCTCGTTTGGGTAACTACATCCAACTCATGCGCCGCGATTATCTCGTGTCGAACCTGCAACAAGCTGTTACCAGCGTTGGTCCTGCCAAGGTCGCTCAAGCTGAAGCAAAGTCGATGCGTGAAATCAAGCGTGACATCGAGGCTACTATCGCTTCCGACAACG